CGGAGAGCGCCCGTGAAGCCGTACTACGAGCAGGACGGCATCACGATCTACCACGGAGATTGCCGAGAGTTTCTAGGCTCTCAACTGCGGGTTGCCGGGGCCATCATCTCAGACCCGCCCTACGGACTTGCTGGGGAGTTTGACCCGATTCAGCGACCGGGGCGTTACGGCAGAAGCGGGTCGCGGGTGGCTGGCGATAGTAGTGTGGAGCTGGTCGAGTGGCTGGAGGATTTCATCGCCGCCGAGCAGTTGCCCGCGATTCTGTTCGGCATGTGGCAGCGCAGTCCGACACTCGCGGCGCGAAGGCAGATCGTCTGGGACAAGGGGCAGTTCGGGTTGAGTGGCACCAGCCTGCCGTGGATCAACTCCCATGAAATCGCGTGGGTATTCGGGGAGGGATGGATTGGCATCAAGCGTGGCACTGTCTGGCGCGCCCCGCGTAACCGTGACGCCCAGCATCCGACGGAGAAGCCGCTGGACTTGTTGCTGTGGTTGGTTGTGTGCGCTCGCCCTGAGTGGGAGATCGTAGATCCGTGCATGGGCAGCGGGTCAACTCTCGTCGCCGCAAAGAATCTTGGTCGCCCCGCCATCGGAATTGAACTTGAGGAGCGCTACTGTGAAATCGCCGCGCGCCGGTTGGATCAGGGCGTGTTGAACTTGTCGGGGACCGCCGGAGAGCCGGAGCCCGGGACATGAGTGAGCTCCTCGATCGAGAGGGGGAGACATGATCGGCCATTACTTACTGACGCTGACACCCGAGAAGGAAGCGCGGGTGCTGACGCAGCCATTTCAACGCCTTTTACAGAGCAGGGGGGCTGCTCCTGAGCTACCGCGTGACTGTCGGTGTTTGGTCCTGACGGCCACCGACGGCGCGGCCATGTTCGGGAGCTGCTGGGGCCTGGAGAATTGGCAGGCGTCCCCCGGGTATCGGTACGAAGACTTAGCACAGCGCTTCGGCGAGGCTCGCGTGAATGCCGCGATTCGCAACCGCATCTTGGCGCATCAAGCGCGCCGCGCGCTCACGGCACCTCGATCCGGGATGCCGGTGGGGGGCGGGCCTCCCTCGGAGGGACCCCAGACATGAGCGGCGGAATCTACGAAGGCCCGAACGGCGAGCTGTTGCACGGTGACGGCACGCTTGTGGGTCGCCCCGTGACTTCCTCCCCCGCCGCGCCGGAGCCGACGGAAGCCGCGATGCGCGAGCAATTCGTCACGCTGGTCAAGCGCACCGCTGACGAGTTAGCCCCCGACGAAGGCTATGACGAATTGGCTGAGCGTGTGTGGGCGGCGTTGGCGGCAGGCCGATGGGCGGGTCGGGTCTCCGGGGGCGCCGGCATGAGCCCGCGTGCCGACGTGGACATGCTGCCCGCCGGCCGCGAGCTGGACGCGCTGATCGCGGAGCAGGTGATGGGATGGGTCCGCTCACCCAATGCGTCGCAACATGCGTGGGGCGCCTTCGGGGCCGACGACAAGTGGCGCCCGGTGAGGAACTGGAGCGAACCCGAGTATAACGTGTTTCCGTTCCAGCCGAGTATTGACATTTTCGCCGCTTGGGCAGTCGTGGAGAAATGCCTCGCGACGTGCCCCGAGCACGAGCGCCAGGTCGGTATCGACGCGGTTGTCCATCGGGGTGCGCTCTGGTGGCGCGTCACGCTGCGGAATCGCACGGGTGCTGAAGGGGAGACGGCCCAGCTCGCGATCTGTCGAGCGGCGTTGAAAGCCGTTGCGGCTGGGGCGCGTGCGGCGCCCGCGGGGGAGGGATGACGCGCGAGCTCGACGTCCAGTATGAGGTGCGCACTTTCCTCGAAGCCCTGGGCTGTGCGGTGTATGCCCTCTCGCAGGGCCGGGCGACGCGCCAGAGTGCCGGCCTGCCCGACTTGTGGGTTCTGCATCCCCGGTTGGGGGGCGTGTGGATCGAGGTCAAAGCCCCCGGCGGCCGCCGGAGCGCCGCACAAACTACGTTTGCCGAACGCTGTGCGCAGGCCCACGTCCCGCATCTGTTCGCGTCCTCGCTCGAGCCCGTGCGTCGGCTGTGCGCGGCGGCCGGTCTGCTGGCCCTCCCCGGCGGCTGACGCTGGCGAGCGCGCCCCCGAAGTACTAGATTCGCGCCTGTAGCGGAGTGACACGTGTCCGTTCACCACGGAGCCCGCGCTGCATGGCCGCGAAACCCATCGAACGCTTCATCAAGCGGCAGATCGCCGCGCAAGGGGGCTGGGACCGCATCCTCGAGCGCATCGCGAGCGGGGAGACCGTCGCCGATATCGCCCGGACCTTCCTGCGTCAACCCGGTGGCCCCGCCATCTCCCGTGCCTTCTTCTCGCGTCTCTTGCATGCCGATCCCGCCCGCAGTGCGCAAGTCTCTCCCGCCCGGAAAGAAGGCGCCAGCGCCATGGTCGACGATGCTGTGCACATCGTGGATAGCGCTCCCCTGGACCGCGATAGCACCAATAACGCCAAGGTCAGGGCTGAACTGCGTGTCAAAGTCGCGGGCTTCATCGACCGGGAAGCGTGGGGCGAGAAGGGCCAGCAGGTGAACGTCACCGTCAATCAGTTCGACCTGCACCTCAATGCCTTACGCCACCGGATGATCGAAGCCAGTCAGCCGCTCGACCAGACCGTGGCTGCTGCGGGGCGGACGGTCTTCCGGCTCCGCCCTGGGACTGGATCAGAGAACGGACCGGCTGAAGGGGCTAGTCGCGCAGACAGTGAGCCGCGCGTGTCCCGGGCGTGTGGAACAGACACGGGTCAGGACAGTCTGCCCGAACAGCCACCGCAGGAGCTGCCGGTCGCTGCTGTCGACAGTCAGAAGGTGAAGGACGACAGGTGGTTACGTGGGGAGCGCTGAACGGATAAGGGGCATTATGTTAACCTGCGCTGCGCGCCGGCGGACAGCATCCCGACAGCCAGGGCGGCCCGCGCGGTGAAGCCCCCCCTCGAACGGAAGACCGCCCCACTGGAGGGGGACGGTACCCCACAGGCACCGTCCGGTAATTTTTCTGATTGTCGGACTGGCGACAGTCCAGGTGAGCACGAACTGGTGTCGTCAGTGCGGGGAATCCCGGGGAAACACAGGAGCCAGTGACAGTGAGCCAGGCGCCGTATAACTGGGTGTGCACGGGATCCTGTCTGGTGTGCGGGAGTCCAGTGTACGGGCGGGTGCGGAAGCCGGGGCGACGGGCCGACGGCTCCTCGGTTGGGGGAGAGTTGCACATGGGGGGTGATCTGTACCCGGAGACGCCGGAAGCGCAGCGGACCTGCCCACCGAGTTGTGTCCATGGGGTGAAGCCCGCGTGACCGCGGCTCCGGCGGTGAACCCCTTCCTTGAGTTTCGGTGGCGCTACGAAGACCACAGCGAGCTGTTCGTGCGCGAAGTCTTCGGCTTCCCCAATGACATAGAGCAGGCCGAAGGGAAGGATATCTACCCCTGGCAGCGGGAAGCCCTCGCCGCCTATGATCGTCAAGAGCCCCGGATCACGATTCGCTCGGGCCATGGGGTGGGCAAGACGACCCTCATGTGCTGGGTCGCCTGGCATCGTATTCTGTTCCGCTTCCCGCAGAAGACGGGGATTACCGCCCCGTCGGAGAAGCAGCTCTTTGACGCCTTGTGGGCGGAGTTCGACGCCTGGGGCAAACGGCTGCCGCCATTCGTCCGGCGCCTCGTCGAGATCAAAGCGGACGCTGCGGAATTGATCGCCGCGCGCTCCGAGTCCTTCATTACCATCAAGACCGCCCGCGCCGAACAACCCGAAGCCCTCCAAGGCTTGCACTCCGAGTGGGAACTGCTGCTCGTCGATGAACCCTCCGGGGTGGCCGATTCGGTCTGGGAAGCGGCGCAATCGAGCCTCACCGGCCGCCACCCGATGGCGCTCCTCGGCGGGAATCCGATCCGCGCCTCGGGCTTCTTCTATGATAGTCACAACCGGCTGGCGGGGGATTGGTGGACCCGCCACGTCTCCCGCGCCGAGATCACCGACCTCACGACCGACCGCTATGCCATCGGGGAAGAACACGCCTCGGGCGGGACCCACACCAACCGCTACCGGGTCCGGGTCTTGGGCGAGTTCCCCACCTCCGAAGACGATGTGCTCATTCCGTTCGACTTGGTGGAACCCGCCCTAACCCGCGATGTCCAAGTGGATCGCCGGGTCCCCGTGGTCTGGGGCCTGGACTGCGCGCGGTTTGGGTCCAATCGGAGTGCCTTGGCCAAACGCCAAGGCTTGCAACTCTTGGAACCCGTGCGGAGCTGGGCGAAACTCGATACCATGGAAATCGCCGCCCGCGTCCAACGGGAGTGGGATACCACCCCCGACTGGCTGCGCCCCGTCGGGATCCTCGTGGACGCCATCGGCGTGGGCGGGGGCGTCGCCGATCGCCTGCGCCAGCTCGGCCTCCCCGCGAAGGATATCAACGTCTCGGAGCTCCCGGCCTTGAACAATGTCGAGAAGTACCAGGACCTCCGCACCGAACTGTGGCACAAGGCCAAGGAATGGTTCGCGAACCGCAACGTCAAACTCCCGGAATCCTACAAACATGCCCCGGAGCCCGAAGACTTGGTGCGCGAGTTGACGCAGGAAAAGTACGACTTCCAACCCCGCTCGGGGAAAATCAAGATGACCCCCAAAAGCCAAGTCCATTCCCCCGACTTGGCCGATGCCTTCGTCCTGACCTTCGCGAGTGAAGCCGCCATGCTCGCCCGGAGTCAGGACCGGACCGGCGGGAAACCCATCACGCGACAACTGGCTGCGACATGGTGACCCTGCATGACTTCGCCTCCCCGGAAACCCTCGGGGAATGGATCGGCACCCTCCGGGGGGCGTTAGGATACCGCTGTCTGGGATGTGGTCAAACGGGGGCTTGGTTCGAGGGAAGCCTGTCATTGCTGCTGCGATTTCTACGTGGGGAGTTTCAGCCATGTTCCTGTGGGACGCAAGGATATGAATTGTTTGATGATGTGGTGACCGATGCCTGAGAAGATCACGCCCGGCGAGATTCAGTACGCCGTCAAAGCCCTCGTGGACGACGCCGTGACCTATGTCGATGGGACGCTCTCCCCGGAGCGCGCCGAAGCGACGAAATACTACCAAGGCAAACCCTTCGGGAACGAAATCACGGGGCGCTCCCAGATCGTCCTGACCGATGTCCGGGATACCGTCCTCGCCATGCTCCCCAGTTTGGTGCGGATGTTCTTCCCCAGCTCGGGCCATGTCGTCGAATACCAACCCCGCCCCAAGAGTGAGGCCGAGATCGGCCGCGCCGTGGCCTTGGCCGACCAAGCCACCGAATTCGTCAATGCCGTGGTGCTCGATCAGGACAATAACGGCTTCTTGGAACTGTTCAGCGCGTGGAAAGACGCCTTGGTCCGGAAGCTCGGAACCATCAAATACTGGTGGGAAGACCGCTCGACCTACAAAACGTATACCGGGTCCCGCTACGACGTGCTCCAATACGAGGCCCTCGTCGCCGATCCCGATGTGGAAGTCACCGCCGTCAAGGAAATCCCCGAGCCCGGGGTGGTGTTCTACGACGTGACGTACAAACAGTGGCGCCGCGAAGGGATCGCCCGCGTGATGTGTGCCCCCCCGGAGGAGATGCTGGTCAGTCGGGACGCCCGGAACCGCGAAGACGCGTCGTTGATCGCGCACCGCACCGAAAAAACCCGCGGGGAGTTGATCGCCATGGGCGTCCCCGCTGCGGACATCGACCAATACGGCGGCGGCGCCTCCGAGGTGCGGCAAAACATCGAGGAAGTCGCCCGCCGGGGCATCGTCACCACCCAACCCGCCACCGACGCCGCCGCGGAGCGGCATTTGTGGGTCGAAGCCTATCCATATCTCGATATCGACGGCGACGGCGAGGCCGAATTGGTCCGCTGCCGCTGCTTGGGCCCCGGCCTCCACGTGGTCGGCGACCCCGAGCCCGTCGCGGAACGCCCGTTCGCCTTCTTCTGCCCCGATCCCGAGCCCCACGTCCTGATCGGCCAGTCCATCAAGGATCGCGTCGGCGATTTGCAGAAAACAAAGTCCATGATCCTCCGCGCCATCAACGACTCGGCCGCGAAAGCCATCGACCCCGACGAACTCTACCAGGAGGGCGAAGTCAACGCCGCCGATCTCGCCTCCTCCGCCTCGAGCCGGCGGATCCGCACCTACCAACCCCCGGGCTCGGTCATCATGGAGTTCAAGCACGAGTTTGTGGGCGCGGAGTTGGTCCCCCTGCTCGGCTATCTGGACACCGTCAAGCAGCAACGGGTGGGCCCCATGCCCGCCACCCTCGATCCCGACGCCTTGCAGTCCACCCCGGAAGTCGGGGTCAAGGCCACGGTCCAAGCGGCCTCCGAGCAACTGGAATTGATCGCCCGGATCTTCGCCGGGACCGGGATGAAGCAGCTGTTTAAGGGTCTCTTGCAGCTCTTGGTCGAGCACAACCCCACCGCCCGCATCGTCCGGCTGCGGAATCAGTACGTCGCCGTCGATCCGAAGGCCTGGGACGCCGACATGGACGTGTCCGTCAACGTCGCCTTGGGAACGCAGGAAAAGCTCGGCGTTTTGGTCGCCACCGCCGCGAAGCAAGAACAGATTCTCCAGACCTTGGGGCCGACGAACCCGCTCTGCGGCATCGGCCAGCTGCGCCATACCTACGCCACGCTCCTCGAGCTGCAGGGCTTCCGGGATACCACGAAGTTCTTTTCGGCGGTGCCCTTGGACTGGCAGCCCCCGCCCCAACCGCCCCAGCCGGACCCGAATCTGCTCTTGGCCCAAGCCGAGATGGTGAAGGCGCAGGCGAAAACCGCCAGGGACCAGGCGGACTTCCAGATCGCCCAAATCGGAGCCCAGCAGGAGATGGCGGCCCTCCGCGCCCAACTCGTCTCCAAAGAGGCGGAGCTCGCGCTCGCGCGCGAGGGCATGCACCTCACCGATGAACGGGAGCGCGACAAGGCCGAAGCCGAGATTGCCCTCCGCGCCGCCGAGTTGCAAGCGAAGTACCCCACCGATCTCGCCATCAAGCAGCTCGAGGCCACGATCGCGCGCGAGGAAATGGACTCGCGGGAGCGGATCGCCGCGACGAAGGGCAACGGGGAGCCGAAGGGCCGGAAAAAGAACATGACCGTCACCGCCTCCGATGGCCGGAAGTTGAACGTCACGATTGACAAGGACGCCGACTAATGGCGGGGTTCGTGCCGGATGAGGGCGAGAAGCTCGTCGGCGATGTGATCTGCAAGCGCGACTTGACCGACCGCATCGCCGACCTGGAACTCGGGCTGTTTACGAACGTCGCGCCCGATGAAACGATCACCCATGCCGCGATCACGGAACCCACCGGGACCGGCTACGCGCGGATCACGCTCACCGATGCGTCCTGGACCGGGGCCGCCGACGTGCGGAGCTATGCCCAGCAGACGTTCACCGGCGGCGCGGGGGGGTGGACGGGCTCCGTGCGGGGCTACTTCGTCTGCACCAAGGGGGCGACCAAACGCTTGCTGGCCGTCGAGATCGACCCGAACGGGCCCTATACCATCAACGCCGGGGATACCTATAAAGTGACCCCCAACGTCACGGCCGCATGAGCCAGCGCCGTGAGCAACCCTGCCCCACTTGTCGGGGGAGCGCCCAGCAGGGGATGCTCTGGCTTGGCGGGAAGGACTATCTCGAATGTCCGGATTGTGGCGGGACTGGGGTGTTCACGCTGTATGAGCAGCGGGTGACGCCCGGCCGGTCCATACTGGTCCCGGGACTCAAGAGGCCCTAATGGCGATCTATAGCTTGGCGAATCTCACGACGGCGACCGCGTCAGGCGCGGCGGCCTTGGAGCTCCGTACGGCCGCCACGGATCGCGCGGCGCTCTTGGAGCTAGGCGTTTTCCTGAATGCCGCGACGGCCTCCATTTTTGGCGTGGGCCGCCCGGCGGCGATCGGGATTACGCCCACGAGTCCCATCACCTGGCTCGCGGAAGATCCCGCCAATCCCGCCGGTACGGCGCAAACCGCCCTCGCCTGGGGTACGGGCCCGACGGTCCCCGCAAACTTCTTCCGGCGCGTGAATCTCCCCGCCACCATCGGGGCGGGCGTCATTCTCAGCTTTCCCCGGGGACTGGTAATCGCGATCTCGTCCAGCCTGGTTTTGTGGAATCTCTCGATCGTGAGCGCCGTCAACTGTCACGTGATGGGGGACGAGTGAGTGGCTCTGTATTCGGTTGCCCAACAAGCGCCCAGTATCGGGGCGTCCGGCACCGCGCTCTGGGAGATCCGTACGGCGGCGACCGACCCAGCCCGGCTCCTCGAACTCGGGTTCAGCGGCAGCTTTCCGACGACGAAAGATCAGTTCGGCCTAGGTCGGCCCGCCGCCCGGGGGATCACGCCGACCAGTCCCGTTACGTGGCTTGCGGAGGAGGTGGCCAGTCCCGCGGGCACCATCCAAAGCGCGCTCGCCTGGGGGACTGGGCCCACGGTGCCAGCGCAGTTCTTTCGCCAGGCCACCGTCTTTGGGACCTATGTCGTGATCTGGATCTTTCCGCGGGGGCTCGTGATTCCCGTCTCCGCCAGCCTCGTGTTGTGGACCATCACGCTCGGGACCTCGGCCGTGGTTGACCTCTATGGCGTGGCGGATGAATGAGCGCCGCGAACCCCATCCTCACGACGCCGGTGCCGACCCCCGGCCTGCTGCTGCCCCGCTCGAATCGGGGCCAGCCGGATCGGATCACCAACGCCATTACCCAGAAGTATGCCCAAGCCCTGGTGACCGATATCGGCCTCCCGGGGATGCCAGCCAGTCAGCTCATCGAGCAGCCGGCCGCCGCCGGCGGGCCCGCCGCCTACAGCATCACCGGAGCGGTGACGCTCAGCCTCACCCCCCGCGCGACC